GACGACAGGTTGCCCCGCATCTCCAGCAGCATCGGCGCCCCGCGTTGCCAGGTGCCCGGCCGCCCGGCCGGCAAGGCCGCCGCCAGCCGGCCCAACCGCGCCGACCGTTCGACCAGCGTGTTCAACGCCAGCGCATCGTCCGACCCGCCGGAATAGACCGCCACCGGCCCCGGCCAGGGATCGCCCGCCACCGCGACATGCGGCGCCACCGGATCCTCGTCGCCGCGCAGAAGCGGCAGGTCGAGGAACACGGCCTCCACCGGCAGGGGCGGCGGCGCGGCCACGACAAGCGGTTCCGGCGCCGTTCCGGCCGGGCCGGACACCGGAAAATCCTCGACCCGCGCGGCACTCAGAACCAGCCCGGCTTCCTGTTCCACCTTCTCGATCCGGAACCGCCGCGCGGCACCGTCGCCGGTGTCCAGCGACACCACATCCCCGGCCCCGATCCAGGCCCGGGACATCGGCAGGCCGAACCGAACGACCTCGCGCGCCGCCGACATCTCGGACAGCCAGCGTCCGGCGATCCCCTGCGCCTCGGCCCCGGTCAGCAAAAGCGGCAATTCGCTGTCGGCGACATCAGGCCGCGCCTCTGCCGGTGCCAGCGCCTCGGCCACGGCGGCCGAATGGTCGCCGCCATCGGCCACATAGGTCAGTCGCACCCGTCCGGGCGCCGCGTCGGGCCCGGCCCGTTCGGCGGCCAGCGCCGTCGCTTCGCCCGCGGGCAAGGCCAGGTCCTCCGCCGTCAGGTCGGCCACCGGCCGGCCGCCGCGCATCCGGAACACGATCCGGCCGTCCCGCTCGGCCGCATCGAACCCGTAGGCCAGCATCAGGGGTTGCAGGGCCGAACGTGCCGTGCCGACCGAATCCACCGCGTAGCCGCGCACGATCCCCCAAAGGCCGGACACGTCGACCTCGGTCAACCCCGCCGCCGCGCAGATCTCGGCCACCACTGCCGGCAGCGGCTGCAACACCGCCCGCCCGTTCAGCCAGTGGCCCAGCGCATGGTTGGCCCCGTCAGACCACAATTCGCGGTCGCTCGGGAACAATGGCCAGGGCCGCGTGTCATAGGCCCACACATGGATGCGCCCCACATCCAGCATGGGCCCGCCATAGACCGGCGAGACGGGGTTTCTGGCCCCATCCTGCCAGTATTCCAGCATCACCCGCAGATATTGCTGCTGAACCAGATCGTCGCGCAGCCCGGTCGAAAACGGCGGCACCGCGCTTTCCGAGGATTTCGGATCGAAGAACAGGTTCGGCGCATTGGTGCCCTTGTCCACCGCCGGGCAACCGATCTCGGTCAGCCAGACGGGCTTGCCGCCCGCCACCCATTCGGTCGCCGCCGCCTGCCGGACCCCGCCGATCCGTTCGTGATGGGTGTTTTCCCACCAGGACCGCATGTCCTTGGCGCGCCAGACCCAGGGCTCTCCATGCGCGCCGTCGGTGATCGGCGTGCGCAGCTGCGCCGCACGATCCGCGTCGCTGGCATAATACCAGTCGAAATATTCCCCGCCCTCGACATTCGCGGCCAGATAATCGGGGTTGTAGATCGCCCCCCAATCGGCATCCGCGTGGTCCTCGCCCTCACGCCAATCCGACAGCGGCAGGTAATTGTCGATCCCCACGAAGTCGATCTCGGCATCCGCCCATAGCGGGTCGAGCGGAAAGCGCAGATCGCCCTCGGGCGTCTTGTAGCCGCCGTATTCAGTCCAGTCCGCGGCATAACCGATCTTGCAATCGGGCCCGAGGATCGCGCGCACCTCGGCCGCCAGCGCCCGCAGATGCGCGACGGCCGGAAAGCTGCCATCCGCCCCCCGAACCCGCGTCAGACCCACCAGTTCCGACCCAAGGCAGAAGGCGTCCACACCGCCCGCCTGTGCGCACAGACCGGCATAATGCAGAACCATCCGCCGCAGGCCCCATTCACCTTCGAAGAACGCCGCCACCTGCGCTTCGGCCGCCGCCGTCCCGTCCGCGGTTTCCGGCTGCCCCGGCGCAGGCAGGCACGTGATCCGCCCGCGCCAGGGCAGCGCCGCCTGCTCGACCCCGCCCCAAGGGTCGGGCAGGCCGTTCCCCGCCATCCGGTCCATCAGGATGAACGGGTAGAACACCACCGAAAGCCCCGCTGCCCGCTGCGCCCGAATGGCCTCCACCACCGCCGCATCGGCCGGCGTCCCGCCATAGACGGGGCGGCCCTCCTGCCGCGGCACCTCCTCGGCCCCGGCGCGCGTCACCCCGGCGACGGACCAGGCCATTTCCTCGCCCTCCTGGCCGCGGAACTCCACCTTGGGGCGGATATTGCAATGCCCGGCGCGCAAATCGTCGCCGAACCAGCAGATCACGAACACGCTCGACCGCGCATTCGGCAATTCCTCGCCCAGCACCGTCAGCGCCTGCGAAAAATCCGTCGGTCCGCCCGGCACATGCCGGTTGGCCGTGCGGTACCTGCCCGGCCCGTCGCGGTAGCTGACCGGCGTCGTGGCCACGGCATATTCACCCGATCCGGGGATCAGCGCCACGCCCGGCACCGCATCCCCCAGCGCCCGGTCGATGCCCGCCGGCGGACCGGCGGCGCGCACCACCTCGAAGCTGAATTGCGGCACACGGTTGCCGAACCGCTCCAGCATCAGATCCTCGATCACCACATAGGCGGTGCCGCGATAGGCCGGCGCAAGCCCCACGCCCTGCACCGCCTCGATCTTCGGATCGGGCATCTGGTCATCGGTACCGGTGTAGACGCGCAGACCGATCTCCTCGCGCCCGATCTCGACCCCGTCGGCCCAGATCCGCCCGACCCGCAGGATCGGCCCCTCGCACAAGGCCAGCGCCAGGCTGACCGAATAGGAAAAGCTGGTGACGCTCTGGCGCGGCGCACCCTTGCCGCCGCCCGCCGTCTCGGTCGTCGCATGTTCGACGAAGCGCGTGGCCCAGATCACCTGCCCCGACAGGCGCATGCTGCCCCAGACCCGCGGGATCGGTGCGCCCTCGCCCGCCGTCGCCAGGTGGAAGCGGTCGATCCGCCCGGTCTCCACCGGGTCGCTGCCCTGACCAAGCAGCCGCGCATCGATCACCCGGCCCAGCGTCGCGCCGACCGCGCGCCCGATCGTGGCCCCCGACAGGCCCAGAAGCGTGCCGCCGAACGACGCGCCCAGCGCGGACCCCGCAGCCGACAGAAGGATCGTTGCCATTCCTACCCCTCCAACGGAAACCGAAACCGCGCCACGACCCGCCGCGCCCAGGCGCCGCTCAGCGCGCTTTCCACCACACCGTGACCGCTATAGGCGTGGACGAAACGCCCCGTACCGGTGGCGATGCCCAAATGCTTGGCCACCGCGCCCGCCCGCATCCGAAACAGCAGCAGATCGCCCGGCGCCAGGTCCGGCCCGGCCGGCCCCAGATGCTGCCGCGCCGCCCGCCACAACCGTTCCTCGCCGGCGACCTCGGACCAGTCCGGCCCATAGGGCGGCACCACCCCCGGTTCCGCCCCGTAAAGCTCGCGCCAGATACCGCGCACCAGGCCCAGACAATCGCAGCCGGCCCCCCTGCACGAGGCGCCGTGCCGGTACGGCGTGCCGATCCAGCCGCGCGCGGCCGCGACCACCCGGCTCATGGCCGAAGCGCGCCGCCATCGCGCTGCGCCGTCCGCGACGGTACCGTCAACAGCCAATCCTCGCCCGGCACATGCGGAAAGCCGCGGAAATTGATGATGTTGTTGAACTTTTCCCGACAGGTTTCGAGGCGCTTGTCACAGCCCGCGACCAGGTCCACGGCATCCCCCGCGACCAGTTCGGCATCAAGGCCCCGCCACAATTCCACCCGCCGCAGGGCCCCCTCGACCCGGTCCGCGCGGATGGCGGCCGCAAGGCCCGCGGCCGCGCCCGTGGTCACGCGCAGAACACCGTCGGCGAACCACCCGGTCGGCCCCGGCGCCTCCAGCACCACCTGGCGACCGCCGGAAACCTCGGCCACCGTGCTTGTTACCGTGACTGCGGACAGGTTGACACCACAGGCCCCGTCGCCCAGCGCCGCCGGGCACCGCGCCTGGTAAAGCCGCCCCAGCGGCCGGTTCAGCGCATCGGAAAGCCCGCGCAACTCGGCGGTGAAGGCCCCGCCCTCGCGCCGGATCTCGCCAAGGCTTCCGCGAAACCGCAACACCCGTCGCGCCGGCAGGGCCCAATCGACCAGCCACAGCCGCACCCGCGCCCCGTCCCAGCGGCCGGCCCGGATATCGGCCTCGGTGATCGCCGCGTCGCTCAGCGCCCCCAGCGCCTCGGACCCGTCGACGGCCAACCCGGTGCCGAAGGCGAAGGCCCGCAACGCCACCCCCGTCTCGGGGCGAAAGTCGATGCCGTCGAATGCCAGCACCCGGTCATGATCGGTGAAACCCAGAACCAGCCCATCCGCCCGTTCCACCGCAAGGCACCGGCACACCCGCGTCGCGCCGCCCTGAAGATGCGCGAAATCCTGCAACGTCACAGCCGCACCTCCACCACCGGTACCTGCGGCACCTCGCCCGCCCGGAAAGACGCCACCGAAACCGAAATCCGGTCGGTATCGAACCGCACCGGCACGTCGAATTCGTAGCCCGCGCTGATCACCATCCCCTCGGCCGGCGGCACCGCGAAGGTCACGACCCCCGTGGCGGTGTCCACGTCGAAATCCGCGCCCGGTCGCTGCACCGCGCCATGCAGCGCCACCTGCACGCTGCCCGCCACCGGTTTCGCGATCGGCCGAACCGCCTCTGCCGCGCCCGACCGGTAGGTCTTGACCAATGGAAACGACGCCTCCGTTCCGTCCCCGGTGCCGATCACCTGGTCGGTGGCCTGCGGCTGGCGCGCCGGCGCGCAGGATCGGAAATCGGCCCAATCCTTCCAGCGAAAGCCGTAAAGCTGCCCCTGCCGCGCCTCGAAAAACGCGATCATTTCGGCGATGTCGTCAAGGCTCGACAGGCCCACCCCGGCATCGTAGCGCCGCCGCGCCTGCGCCCAGGGGCTGTTGCGTTCCTCATAACCATTGGCCAGCGTCACGATCTCCGTCCGCCGTTCTGGCCCGCCAGCGGACCCAAGGCTCAACCGCGCCGGAAACCGCACCTCGTGGAATGCCATTGCCGCCTCCTCACCTGTTTCGCTGTCCGCGTGCGACCAGTCGCGCCATCTCGGCCGCGATCTGCCCGCGGGAGCGGTGGAACCCGGCCACATCCGGGGTCGTGACATTGATCGTCACCTGTACGGGTCGCGCGCCGCCCTCGGCCCGCACGCCAAGCCGCCCGTCGGCGCCACGGCTCAGCGGCATCACCGCCTCCGGCCCCGCCTCGCCCATCAGCCCGGTCGCACCCCGCATCGGGAACAGCGTCGGCGCATCCACCACCCCGCCCCGCGCAAAGGGCACCACCCGGCCCTGGCTGAACGCCCCGCCAGTGGCAAAACCGCCGCCGAACAAACCTGCGACGCCCTCGGCCAGCGCCCCGCCCAGGGCGTTCTGCACCGGTTTCATGGCCGTCGCATACATCGTGTCGGCCAGGCTGCGCGCCAGCCCCTTCAAGGCGTCCGACAGGCGCATGCCGTCGAACACGACCCCGTCGAAGGCGCGCCGCAATCCGGTCCCGAAGCCGCTGGACAGACTCGACACCTCGCGCCCGGTCAGCGCCACGTTCTGCCCCAGCCGCGCCAGTTCGGCCGAAAACGCCGCCGTCATGCCCTGTGCCCCGCCCAGCGCGGCCTCCAGCGCCGCCGCCTCGTCGGCAAGCTCCGTCAGCCCGTCGATCTCATCCATGCCCGTTCTCCGCATCCGGCCAGTTGGCCGACAGCGCCATCAGCGCCGCACGCCCCATCGGCCTCGCCGCCCCGTCCCGGCCCAGCATCAGCATCAGTTCGGCCGGGGTGAGCGACCAGAACTCGGCCGGGCGCAGCCCCAACTGCCCCAACCCCGCGCGCAGCAGCGCGGCCCAGTCCGTCCGTTCGCTCACCCCGGCCCCTCCGGCAGCGCGAAGGCCCGCGCCAGCAGCAGCGCCGCCGCCCGCGCCGCGCCGACCGGCCCACCGCCGATCCCGGCCCCCGCCAGCGCCGCCGCATCGCCGTCCCAGCCCCCGGCGCGAAGACCCGCGACCAGCACCGCCAACACGTCGCGCGCCGAATAGCGCCCCGCCTCGAACCGCTCGGCCAGCCCCACCAGGCTGTCGGCCCCAAGCGCCACTTCCAGTTCCACCAAGGCACCCAGGGTCAGACGCGCGGGCCAGTCCTGCCCGTCGACCGTCACCACCACCTCGCCCCTCCAAGGATTGGCCATCAGAGTTCCGTGAAGCCCAGCGCCCCGGCCGAAGCGAGCGTCATTTCATAGGTCGCCTCGCCGTCATGGCTGCCCGCATATTCGAGGCCGGTGATCTGGAACGGTCCCTCGACGATCCCGAAATCGGGTATGATCACCTGGAAGGCCGGGATGTCGCCGGAAAAGAACACCGACCGCGCCCGCGCATCGGCCTCGGCATCCTTGAACACGCCCGCCCCCGTCACGCTGGCCGACCGGACCCCGGCACCCGCCAGCAGCTCGCGCCAGCCGCCCTCGCTCTCAAGGCTCGTCGCGTCCACGCTCTGGGCGTTGAAAGCGATCCGTGTCGCGCGCAGTCCCGCCAGCGTCTCGAACTGTCCAGCCCCGGTCAGATCGACCTTGATCAGCAGGTCCTTGCCGTTTTGTGCCGCCATTTTTCCGTACCCTCGTTACCCGTCCACTCGCAGCCGGAACCGCAGATCGATCCGCCGCCCCTGCCCGTTCCGCAGCCGATAGGCCCGCGCCCGGTCGAACCACAGCCCCACCGTCCGCGCCGTCCCGATCTCCAGCGGCGTATCCGCCAGCGCTGCCACCACCGCCGCCGCTGCCGACTTGGCCAGGGCGAAACCCGGTGCGTCCGAAACGACCGCAACCGTCAGGCGATGCTCGGCCCCCGGCCCGCTGGCATCCGACCGGTCGCGCACCTGCTCCTCGCCCAGCGCCACGTAGGTTCCCGCCGCCGCGCCCTCGGGCATCTCGTCGAAGACGGCATCGCCCACCGCCGCCGCCACGCCCGCATCGGCAATCAGCCTGGCATGGATCGCGGCCTGAACCTCCGCGCCGTTCAGGTAGCTCATGGCACCGCCTCCTCGGTGTAGCAGACAAGAAACCGCGCCCCGGCATCCCGCTCCGTCACCCCCATGATCTCGAAGATCCGCGCGCCCTCGCGCAGCCGCTGCCCCGCCACTGGCCGCGCCGGCGAACCGGGCGGCGCCGCGCGCAGCGTGATCTTGTGACGCTGCCGCCGCGGCGCCATGCCCTCGTCGGCGGCACCACCCGATGCCACCGGCACAACCTCGGCCCAATGGGTACCCAGCGGCACCCACCCGGCCGCAAAACCGCCGGCGCCGTCCGGGGTTCGTGCCGGGCGTTCCAGCACGACCCGGCGGGTCAGCCGCGGCGCGCTCATGTCCGCCCCCCGCCAAGAACCCGCACGGTGCGCCAGCGTTCGATCAACGCCATCACCCCGAAGGGCAGGCCGCCGCCGTCCTGGTCCGCGGCCCCGTCATGACGCACCTCGTAATAGCGTGCCGCCAGCATCAGGATCGCCTGTTGCAGGTCCACCGGCAGTTCGGCCCAATCCGCGCCGAACCCGGCGCGGAACCTGATCTCGACATGGCCGCCTTCCGGGATCGTCGGCAGCATACCGCCCGCGGCCTGAAGCTTGGGCCGCTGAAAATCGGGCACCAGGGAATAGCGCTCCGGCGCCCATTCCGCTTCGGCACCGTCGGCGGCCACACTCGTCACCCGCATGACCTCGGTCACCGGCGCCAGCGGCAAAGGCTGCATCGCACCCTCGCGCCAGGTCGCGACCCGCCACAGGAACGGCCGCTCGAACAACGCCTTGCCGATCCGTCCCTCGATCGCGGCCAGCGCGGCCCGCAGATAGGCGCGCAACATGCCGTCCTGCGCATCGGCATCGGCAAAGCCGGTGCCCAGCTTCAGATGGTCGCGCAATTCTTCGACCGGCAGCGCCGCATCCGGCACCTGCTCCAGTTCGGTCAGCATGGCATCCCCCGCATTGATCTGTCGGCGCGCCGGCCGGTCGGTCCGGCCGGCGCGCCCCGCCCCGGACTCAGGTCTCGGAGAACCGCATCAGCTTGATCGCGGCGAAATCGCTCACATCGCCGCCCACGCGCTTCGACGCATAGAACAGCACATGCGGCTTGGCCGAGAACGGGTCGCGGAGGATCCGAAGGTCGGGCCGCTCGGCCACCGTGTAGCCCGCCGCGAAATCGCCGAAGGCCATCGCCGTCGCGCCCGAACCGATATCGGGCATGTCCTCGGCCAGAAGCACCGGATAACCCATCAGCCGCGCCGGCTCGCCCGCCGCCAGCCCATCGGTCCACAGGAACCGTCCGTCCGCATCCTTCATCTTGCGCACGGCGCCCGCGGTCTTCGAATTCATCACGAACCGCGCATTCGCCCTGTATTCGGCCCCAAGCGCATAGACGAGGTCGATGATCGCATCGGCCGGATCGACCGGCGCGAAATCGCCGTTCGCCCCGCTCACGACATAGCCAAGGCTGCCCCAGGTCCAGCCCGCATTCGCCACCGACCCGTGCGACAGGATGCCCATCGGCTTGTCGATGCCGTTGCCCGAGATGAAGGCCGCCGCCTCGGCCCGGACGAACCGCTCGGCGATCCGCCGGGCCAGCCAGTCCTCCACGTCAAAGGCCGCATCGTCCAGAAGCCGCTGGCTGGCCTTCGGCATGGCCGACAATTCGTGCAGCGGAATGGCGATCTTCTCGAATTGCGGCGTGTCGGTCTCGGCCGCGGCATCGGTCTCGCTGGCCCAGCCGGTGCCCAGCTCGCTGCGATCCACCAAGACCTCGAAGCTTGACGATTCGACGGTCACCACGTTCGCGATCGACCGGATCGACGCGGTAGAGCGCAGGACCGAACGGATCGTCTCGCTCATCTGCGGGTCGACCAGATAGCCGCCATCGGCCGCCACCGCGGTCGACATCGCCTTGCCCTCGGGCACGATCCCGCGCAACCCGTCGTCGTCGCCATGCCGCAGATAGGCCGCGAAAGCCTTGCGATGCGGCGCCTCCTCGGCCGCGGCCGCGGCCAGCGCCGGACGCGAAGCCGCGGACGCGGCCTTGCGATCCAACGCCGCGATCCGGTCTTCCTGGCTTTGCAGGCGCTGGCTCACCTCGTGTTCAAGCGCGCCCAGGCCCTGCAACACCTGCGCAACCAGCGCCGCATCCTCGGACCCCTCGGCAGGCACACCCACCCCGGCCCGAGCCTTCGTCTCGGTCGTCGTCATCTTCTCACCTTTCGTTAAGAACGCCCGTTCGGGCCCGGCCGGTCAGGCGCCGGCCAGCCTGTGCCGCGCAGCCGCAAGCGCCCGCGCCAGCAGGCGCAGGCCCGGCGCCGCCTTGGCCCCGATCCGCGCCTCGCCTTGCATCGGGAAGGTCACCAGGGACACTTCCCACAAATCGATCTCGTGAAGGCGCCGCCGCCCCTGCCCGTCGCGTTCGGCCCGTACCGCCCGGTAGCCGATCGACAACCCGTCGATCGCCCCCTCGGCCAGCAGTGCCGCCGCCTCGCGCCCCCGCGCGACCTCGGGCAGAAGCCGGCCCTTCACCCAAAGGCCGCGCGCATCCTCGCGCACCTCGTCCCAGACGCCGATCGGCTGGGTGGCATCGTGCTGCCACAGCATCCGCACCCGTCCGCCCCGCGCCGCGATCCGCGCCAGACCTTTCGCATAGGCGCCCGGCATCACCACATCGCCGCCCCCGTCGACCCGTCCGAAGACCGAGGCATAGCCCGACACCGCAAGCCCCCGCGCCGTGATCTCGCCCGCCGCTTCCGGCGCCCGCTTCGTTTCGATCCGCTCCTGCATCGCCCGTCCCCTCACACCACGGCCCAACCCAGCAGCCGCTGCGCCGCCTCGCCCAGCACCACCGCCGCCACGCCGAACACCGTCACCCACAGCCGCCGCTCCACCCGCTCGATCAGTGCCTCGATCCGCGCAAGCCGCGCCTCGACCATGGCAAACCGCAGTGCCATGATCTCCTCGTTCTTCTCGATCCGCTCGCCATGGCGGCAATCGAACGGCTCCTTCAGAAACCGCGACCCGCCCAGCCCGCTCACACCACCCCCGCCGGCGGCAGGCCCAGAAGGCCGCGCTTCTCGTCGTCGCTCAGGAAATCCGCCGCCCCGATCCGGGCCCAAAGCTGGTCGCGCTCGCCCGCCAGCGCCGGCACCTGATCAAGATCGGGCCGCAAGTCCACCGATTGTCCCAGATGCAGCGACAGCCAATGCGCCAGCGTCGCCAGCACCCGCGCCGCCAGGGGCAGCACCGTCAGCCGGTAGAAGGCCCGGTGCGCCTCGGCATAATTTGCATAGGTCGCATCGCCCGGCACGCCCAGCAGCATCGGCGGCACCCCGAAGGCCAGCGCGATCTCGCGCGCCGCGGCCTCCTTGGTCTTCTGGAACTCCATGTCCGAGGGCGAAAAGCCCATCGGCTTCCAGTCGAGCCCGCCTTCCAGCAGCATCGGCCGCCCGGCGTTCCGCGCGCCCTGATGATAGCCTTCCATCTCGGCCACCAGCCGGTCGTATTGTTCGGCCGTCAGGCTGCCCTGCCCGTCCGCGCCCTGGTAGACGATCGCACCCGACGGCCGCGCGGCATTGTCCAGCAGCGCCTTCGACCAGGCCGAGGCCGAATTGTGCACCTCGACCGCCACCGCCGCGGCCTGCAGGGCCGACAGGCCGTAATGATCATCCTGCGGATGGAAGGCCCGCACATGGCAGATCGGCGGCGCCTCTGCCGTCATGTCGAACCGGTGCTTGCGCGCGCCCACCGTGTAATCATAGGCAACCGGCCATCCATCGGCCCCCGGCACCACCGCCATCCTGTCCGAGCGCAGAACATGCAGCTCCGCCGGAATGCCGCCGCCCCCCACCGCCTCGACATAACCGTTGCCGGTCAGCAGGATCTGGCCGAACAGCGCCTCCAGCAATTCGGCGCGGCCCTGCGCCGGGTTCGGCCGGGCCAGCAGCGCCAGCAGCGGATGGCTGTCATAGCGCCGCGCCGCGTCCTGGCAGATAACCGGCAGCGCTGCCGCCGCCTCGGCCACCAGCCGCACGCAACGAAACCCGACCGGGTTGCCGACGAACCCGTTCCGCGTCAGGCTGGCCGTGTCGCGCGGCCCCCAGACACTGCGCCCCGCCATGCCCCAGGCCAGAACCCGCCCGGTGGCCGAGGCCTTGGCCGCAGGCGCCTGCC